AAGCGGCACACCCGATGGGGCCAGTCCCGTAAGTGATTTAAGTTTGCGCGAGCAACTATCCGAGGCTTATGGCTAAGGATTAAATCTAATTACTGGAGAAAGCAATGGCTTCCCCTAATTTAAGCGAACTGGTAACTACCACGCTTCGCAATCGAACTAAACAACTGGCGGATAACGTCAGCAACAACAACGCGCTATTGATGCGCCTCCGTGAAAAGGGCAACGCTAAGCCTTTCCGTGGCGGTCGTAGCATCGTGCAAGAACTGGAATACGCCGAGAACAGCACCTACAAGCGTTACTCGGGCTATGAAGTGCTTGATATTTCACCCTCTGACGTAATGACGGCGGCTGAGTTTGATATTAAGCAGGTTGCCGTAGCGGTGACTATTTCCGGCCTTGAGCAGCTACAGAATAGCGGCAAAGAGCAGATGATCGACTTGCTTGAGTCCCGCATTAAGAACGCAGAACGCACCATGTATAACAACATGAGCACTGACGTTTATTCCGATGGTACGGCAGACGGCGGCAAACAGATCGGCGGATTACAAAGCATCGTATCTGGTGCACCTACTTCCGGCACTGTTGGCGGTATTGATCGTGCTAGCTATAGCTTTTGGCAGAATCAGCTTTATGATTTCTCTGTTGAGACTGTAACCCCAAGTGCAACAACTATTCAGGCAGCCATGAACTCGATGTACCTGAGTTGTGCTCGTGGTGCTGACCGTACTGATCTGATTGTTGCGGATAACACCTACTTCAACTATTACTGGACTTCGCTACAAGCGCAACAGCGTTTTACCAATGAGAAGTTGGGTGCGGCTGGATTTGATAACCTGCGCTTTATGGGTGCTGATGTTGTCTTTGATGGTGGTCAAGGTGGCGATGCTCCTGGCAACACTATGTATTTCCTCAATACTGATTACATTTTCCTCCGTAGTCACACTGACCGAAATATGACGCCTATTGGTGATGATCGTTTCTCTACCAATCAGGATGCAATGGTCAAGCTGACAGGCTGGGCTGGTAACTTAACCTCTAGTAATTGTGCCCTTCAGGGCGTGATTCAGGCTTAAAGGAGCTATATCATGGGTTATATTTCAGGTATTGATGAAACAGCCGTAGCAGATATTGCCGAGTTTGGCTTAGGTCAAACAGGCATGAATGCTGATGGTAAAACGTACAAGTATGTTCAGTATGATACGGGGGCTGGTAGTGTTGCCGCTGTATCTGGCCAAGTGGCTTACTACTACCTTGCCGGTGGAACGCAGGATAATATCGTCACTTCTGACGTTAGTGATTCCGTTACTATCGGCGCTGGTGTTTTGTGGTCGGCTCCTACTGATGGCCAGTATTGCTGGGTTCAGATCGGCGGTCGTGCGACTTTAACTATCGCTCTAACGGCTGGAGCTGATGGCAATGCGCTGACTGCTAAAGGCGCTGGTGATGGTACGCTTGATGTATCTGCGCTGGTTTCTGATCATGTTTGTGCAATTGCTGATGATATTTCAGCCAAAGAAATCATTTGCTGCTTTCCAACGTAGCTATTATGGGGGTGTAAAAACCCCCTTTTTTTAAACCAAGGGGTAAAAGATGGCTGATTCAATTCCATTATTCAAGTCGATTCCGGTAGAGATCAAGAGTAAATCAGAAAAAGAAGGCCGGGCAATCTTTGAAGATAAGGAAGTGGTTGAAATCCGCATACCAGGGGACATGAAAACCGTAGTAACGCACAAAGTTTCACAGAAGCACATTGACCGCTGGCCAGAGCATTACAAGGCGTTTAAGGAAGGAATGGAAGCACCGTTAGAAGGCTATCCATTAACTGAGTACGCAACGCTAACAGCCTCTAAAGTGGCAGAACTGAAGTATTTAAACATACGCACTGTTGAGGAATTAGCAGGGCTGAATGATTCGTTTATATCCCGCTTGGGTATGGGCGGTCGTGAGATGGTTCAAAAAGCCAAGGCATTTATCGACGTGTCGGTTGATGCTACTCAGGCCCAAAAGTACGTCGCTGAGAATGAGCGGCTATCAAATGAAATCGAGCTGTTAAAGGCTCAAATGGCTGAGCTGGTAGAAGGCAAGCCAAAAACACGGGCTAAGCGCGCATGACATTAATAACAATGTGCCAAGAGGCAGCGAGGATGGTTCCTATAACCGTCCCCGCCTCGATTATTGGTAATACCAGTGAGACGGCACAATTGTTACTGGCCGTTGCGCAGGCAGAAGGTAAGGCGCTTAAACGGCGCTATAACTGGTTATCTTTAGTAACAGAGCATGAATTTGACACTGTTATCGACCAAGAAGATTATGATTTGCCGAGTGATTATGAATACTTGGTAAACCAAACTCTTTGGGATAAGAATAATTTCGAGCATATTCGCGGCCCAATGTCTGCCCAGCAATGGCAAGAACATAAATCCTCTATCCTTTCATCATCAAATACGACGTGGAAGCGTTACAGAATACGCAACGTGTCAGGCGATGTTAAGTTCTCTATCTTCCCCACACCCGACGCTGTAGGCACAATGGTGCTGGAGTACGCATCTAAGAATTGGTGCGAGTCAGCTCTAGGTGTAGGCCGATCGATTTGGGAAGCTGATAGCGATACTGGAATAGTTGACGAATATCTTATCGAACTGGGTATTAAGTGGCGCTTACTGAATCGACTGGGCATGGCCTACGATGAAGAGCGTGAAGAGTACGATGCGGAAGTGGTTAAGGCTATTGCCCGCGATGGCGGTGCTCCCGTGGTCAGTATTACAACGTCAGACAGATATAATCTAATCGGAATGGGCAACGTCCCTGATAGTGGTTATGGCTAAAGGATATTTACGACGACGTAGGAAAACACCTAAAGCCCGGCCTGTATCTATTCCTGCTCCCATAGGCGGCTGGAATACCCGCGATGGCTTAGACGTTATGCCCAGCACCGACGCTGTACTGATGGATAACTGGATACCCGGCATTGGTGATGTGAAGGTGCGATGGGGCTATGTTGAGCATGTTACTGGCTTTGGCTCAGGTAATGTAGACACGCTTGCCGAGTACCACTCAGGCACAACTCGAAAGCTAATTGCTTGTGCTAATGGCAATATCTACGACGCTACTACTACCACCACATCACTAGGATCAGGCTTTACTAACAACCAGTGGCAGACTGTTAACTTCAACGGTCGTATATTCATGGTTAACGGTGATGATGCTCCTCAAGACTGGGACGGCACAACGCTAACAGCGACAGCATGGTCGGGCACAGGCTTAACAGTTGCCGACCTTATCGGTGTAAATGTCTTCAAGTCACGGTTGTACTTCTTTGAACAAAACTCTCAAGACTTCTGGTATGCCGCCCCGGCTGGCGTTACAGGTGCGCTTACTAAGTTTCCTTTGTCGATGGTTGGCAACTTTGGCGGTAATTTAGTCGCTATGGGCACATGGACGCATGACGGTGGTGACGGTGTTGATGACCACGCTGTTTTTATCATGTCGTCAGGCGATGTAATCGTTTACCAAGGCTCCGATCCTGGATCAGCTACCGATTGGGCTTTGGTCGGTGTTTATCATATAGCCGCCCCTTTAGGTATTCGCGGTGTCGCAAAGGTTGGTGGCGATTTAATGATAATGACCACAGAAGACTATGTTTCGTTGTCAGGTGTTTTAAACACTGGGCAGCTAGGACAAGCATCTAAACTAGCTGGAGCGGTGAAAGATGCCGCTTCAAATAGTGATTTATTTGGCTGGCAGATCGTTGTGGATCAGAAGAAAGAGTTAATGATTCACAACGTACCCACATTGACAGGGTACGACCAGCACGTCACTAGCACACTAACCGGCGCATCTTCTCGACTTAAAGACGTTCCATCACGGTGTTGGGCTTCATTTAACGGCGATCTGTTTTTTGGCTCAACTGATGGCGCAATCTACAAGGTAAGCGGTAATTCAGACAACGGTGCGGCGGTAAGTGCCGATGCTGTTGGCGCGTGGGTTTCTGAAATGACCCGGCACAGAGTAGCAGCCGCACGACCTGTATTAGCGGCTAATGGCGGCTTAAGCTATTCATTTGCGCTAGGCTCAGATTACACTCCAGCGACAGCGACAGCCCCGGCTATTACTTCTGGCGGAGTGTCATCGCCGTGGCCATCGCCGTGGCCTTCGCCGTGGTCGTCAGAAGATACAGTCAGCGTATCGTGGATCGTCGCTAGTGCTAACGGGCAAGCTATCTCCCCAAGGCTTAAAGTATCTACAGCAAAAGAGGTTCAATGGCTGAGAACGGACTACAGAGTGGAGCGGGGCATAAACCTGTAACACTGCTTTATGGTCATGATGGCGCGGTAGCAGAGTGGGTGCGCCGCGAGCTAGGAATGAGCAGCGACTTTGGGCCTAGCGTGGCTATAGGTGCAGTGTATAATGACAAACTTATAGCAGGTGTTATTTACTACTGCTACCGACACCCCAATATAGAAATGGCGGTGGCAGCGATAAGCCCTAGATGGGCAAACAAAACGACATTGAAGGGCTTTTTTGACTACCCTTTCAACCAGTTGGGATGTAATAGAGTTACCGTATTGGTAGACTCAGATAACGAACAAGTAAAGCGATTCGATGAGCGGCTAGGCTTTGTTTACGAAGGCACTCTACGGAAAGCTAATCCTA